TTGGGTTGCTCAACCGGCCACACATCAGTACAGACACGCTTGGGCGCCAACACTAGCCAACGCTTGACAAACTTGTAGCGCAGCATATCTTGCATGGCTATAAGGGTAAGAGCCGTCTTGCCTGCACCGACTGGCGCAAGAATCATGGCTCGGTTGTTCTCATAAAGAAAGTCGGCAGCCTTTTCTTGGTATTTACGCAATTGCATCATTAATCCTTTTACCAATCCAAGCCACTACAGGCACCGCCCATGAGTTACCTAACGCTTTATAACGTGGGCCATCTGGGCAATTAGGCTTGATATTTGTGTATCCATCTGGAAAACCTTGCAAACGCTCGCATTCGATTGGGGTTAATCTTCTGACCGCCATGTTGTGATGGATTTGTTGGTCTTGCGTAGTTGATATAGTAAATGCTTTTTCATCTTGACCTAAATAACCTTTACCACCACCTTCGCAACCACCACGCACTTTAAAAGCGTGAACCACAGCAGTTTGGTTGTCCCCCATATTGGCTCTTAATGTTGGTGTTTGTTCTTCAACAAACCGATTAGGTTCACCTTCTCTTTTTGCAATTCCAGGCTCAAACCCATAAGACACCCCATGTACACCCGTCGCATTGAGGGTATACATTGGGCCGTTCTCAGTAAAACCGTTGCCATTACCACCATTTTGGGGTTGTCTACCAATTGTGTTTTCAGCCAACGCAATAGCTTGTTGAACCACATATTGTGCATCGGCAGTAGTATCATTGCCCACTCTACTAATACCTGCAGCACTTGAGGTAAGTGTAGGGGCTAAATCATTGCAATAGCCAATTTTTGAAACAATCATTTTGTCGTGGTCAAAAGAACCTAAGCCTTTATAATCTCTCGCTAATAAAGTACCTACTTTTTCAACTACTACGGCATTTCCTTCACTTCTTGCTGGGTTATAGCTGCTGTGGCTTGAAGGGCTTTTTGTAAGGCAATTGGCAATTTCTTGCCCCTCTTTTCTGCTCGGCGAAGTATCCCGTCGCACGCCTTCGAACTCAAAAAGTATCTCTGCGGGACAGATGTCGTTTCTAGCACTTGCGACAACAAACACTCGCTTCCGACGTTGGGCCAAGCCGAAATATTGGGCATCGAGTGTCCTCCACGCGACTGCTCTTTTGGGGCCATCAATAAAACCAGCGTCTGTCCATCTGCTCCCTGGCGGGATGAGTGCGTCGCTTTCACCGGCAAGTCCTGCAAGAAAACATCCAAAGGCGTTGTCTTTGGTGTTGAGGACTCCTGGCACATTTTCCCAAAAAATAATGGTTGGATTGGATTGTTGAATAAGTCTACGTTCGTCAATTGCATCTGCGATCTCACAAAAAGTTAATGATAAGTTTCCACGGCTATCGTCAAGGGATTGCCGTAGTCCTGCTACGCTAAAAGCTTGGCATGGTGTGCCGCCACAAAATACATCGGGGGCTTCTATCTCACCTAACCGTATTTTGTCGGCAAGTAAAGTCATGTCGCCAAGGTTAGGGGTATTGGGGTAATGATGCTTTAGCACTTCACAAGGGAATTTTTCAATCTCGGACAACCACGCAGCTTCCCAACCTAAAGGATGCCACGCAACACTAGCGGCTTCAATGCCACTACACACACTACCAAATCGTATTTTCATAGTTTATTTTTCCATTCGTTTATTTGATTTTTATCCCACAGACACGCGTAATTTTGATTTAGTTTTGCCATTTCCTCCGCAAATAAAACTTGCAAAGGCGATAGGCGACCACCTTTAGGCCGTTTAATTTCGACAAACCAGGTCGAGCCGTCAGGTAGACAAGCAATTCGATCAGCCACCCCACGATGATTAATTGACTTGAATTTAAAACTTTTGCCACCGAGTGACGCAACTGCCCAAATGAAGTATTTTTCAATTTCTGACTCACTTTCTGATTTATTTTTAATTTCCATGTAAAAAAGTTTAACACAATATTTTTATTTGTGTATAATAAAATCTCCAATCAACTAAATTAAAGGTAAATAAAAATGAAAGCATTTCCAAGTGAGCATAAAGAATATAAAGATGGTTATACAGTTGCACAAGATGGCATGGATTTAAGAGATTACTTCGCTGCTAAAGCAATGCAAGGAATGGTTTTTAAAATAGAAGAATATTATCTTGAATATTTAGCAATGCAATCTTATAAAATTGCTGATGCAATGATGAAAGCGAGGGCTGCATAATGGCTAATCATTCAAATATCGTCGGCGGCTCAACTGCTAAAAGGGTTATTAACTGCCCAGCATCGGTTGCCTTATGCGCTAAGATGCCACCAAAGCCAAGCAGTAGCTATGCCGATGAAGGTACATTACTGCATGACGCAATTGCACAAGTATTAGGTTCAGATATACCACCAGAGTCTTTGCTTGGTATGAGGTATAACGACCAAGTATTAACGCAAGAATTAATTGACAACAAATTAATGGGGGCTTTAAAACTATTGCATGAAGTAGATCCTAAGCTTGAGATGGAATATGCAGTAGAAACTAAAGTTAATTTTGGTGACTTCTTACCTAATGTCTTTGGTTCATGTGATTTAATTGGTCGTATCGGTAATTGCGCAATCGTACTCGACTGGAAGTTTGGTGATGGCGTAGCAGTTAGCGTAGAAGAAAACGAACAGTTGATGTTTTATGCTGCCGCAGCCATGCGTACTGAATCAGCGAAGTGGGCGTTTGATGGTGTTGATGCAATTGAATGTGTCATTATTCAGCCACCTATGATTAGACGTTGGGTGACGACTAAAGAGCGTATTGCGCAGTTTGAAACACAACTCCAACACGCAGTTTACGAGTCAGAAAAGAAAACGGCAACCATGAAGGCAGGTGAGCATTGCAGATGGTGCGCAGCCAAGCCGACTTGCCCACAAATGACTGGTGCAGTTGACCGCGCGTTGCATACAAGTTTAGAATCATTAGACGCGCAGAGAATTGGTGCATACTTAGCAAACTGTGACTTGTTAGAACAATGGATTACAGACTTGAGAGCATTAGCATTTCAAATGCTTGAGAATGATAAGCCTGTGCCAGGGTGGAAGTTGGTCAACAAGCGTGCTACACGCCAATGGTCGAATGAAACTGAAGCAAGCGTTCAACTAGCCGACTTAGGTATTGATGCGTTTAAGAAGTCGATTGTATCCCCTGCGCAAGCAGAAAAAGAACTCAAGAAGTTAGGCGCAAAATTGCCTGACGACTTAGTAGTAGCAGTAAGTAGCGGCAGTACGTTGGCGCGTGAAGATGATTCACGCCCAGCCGTGGTAAACATCGGGAAGCAACTCACCGCGGCCCTTTCTAAAATTCAATAAGGAATAAAATTATGTCAAATTTAACTACATTTTCAGCAGCAAAATTACCTTCAGTCGAATCATTATCTACAGCATTACGTGCTTTAGAAACCGATGTTGGCGCAGCAGGTGTCGTCATCATCAAGATGGACAAAACAGGCCATTGGGTATTCGGTGCAGATCAGACCGAAGTCGAAGATGATTCTACATGGGCAGTCAATCCTTTCTCATTCGTGCATGGTTACATCGCATGGGGTGATGGTGAAGTGCTTGGTGAGAAGATGGTATCAGTATCTCAGCCATTGCCGGAACTTGACGCAGCGCCACCTAACGCAAAGAAAGGTTGGGAAACGCAGGTCGGTATGTCCATGAAGTGTTTGACTGGCGAAGATAAGGATATGGAAGTACGTTACACCACAACTAGCGTTGGTGGCAAACGATCAGTTCAAGCCCTAGCCGTAGCCATCGCAACACAAGTAGAAACAGATAGTAGTAAGCCTGTTCCGATTGTGTCGCTAAAGAAAGAGCATTACAGTCACAAGTCTTATGGCCGTATCTATACTCCAATCTTTGACATTCAGTCATGGGTAGGTATGGATGCCGACAAAGCCGAGCAGTTAGAAGCACCGAAAGAAGCAGAAACTGCAGCAGAAGCACCAGCGCCTGCAACTCGTCGTCGTAGAAGCTAAGTCTTAGGGGTGATTAAGCAGATATTCGAGGATGTCACAAGTATGTTATTTTTCTGCTTTCTAACATATGTGCAATAGTGACCGAATCGACGCCCCACCTATCCTATGACAATACTCTATTTAGATTTTGAAACGCGTAGCCGTTGTGACCTTATCAGTCGTGGTGGCTACAACTATGCCAAGGACATCAGCACTTCGGTGCTGTGTCTTTCCTATGCTTTCAATGATGAAGATGTACAGACATGGGTGCCTAGTCAACCATTCCCACAACAAATTATTGACTTTATCCAACAAGGCGGTCAGATTAGGGCGCATAACGCTGCGTTTGAGCGTTTAATCTTTTGGTATGTCTTATGCCCTGATTACGGCATCCCCGAACCAAAGTTAGAGCAGTTCTATTGCACCGCAACACAAGCACGTGCCAACTGCGCGCCAGGTTCACTCGAAGATGTCGGTCGCTTTAGTGGTGCCAATATGCGTAAGGATCACCGTGGCAGTCAACTCATTCGTTTGTTGTCTATTCCTAAAGCTGACGGTGCATTCAATGACGACCTTACGCTAATGGCTGAGATGATTTCTTATTGCAGCCAAGACGTTCGTGCTATGCGTGCGATTAGCAAGGCCATGCGCCAGTTATCGGATGAGGAGTTGGCTGACTATCATGTGAATGAGCGCATCAACGACAGGGGGGTTTTAATCGACACCGACTTATGTAACGCAGCCATCGGTTATGCAAGTGTCGAGTTAGAAGAAATTGAGAAGATTGTAACTGAAGTGACTGAGGGGGAAATTACCTCAGTTCGTAGCACCAAGATGCGTGAGTGGGTGCTTGCACGTGTCGGTAATGAAGCTAAGAAACTGATGGAAATTTACAAAGATGATGTCAAGAAGTATTCCATTGACAAGTCGGTAAGGGCTAATCTATTAGTTCTTGCGCAAGAAAATCCAGAACAAGTGCCGCCAAACGTGGCAGATGTTATCCAATGCGCTGATGACCTATGGGCGTCGAGCGTAGCCAAATTTAAACGATTAAAGGAATTAGCCGATGTTGAAGATCAACGAGTTCGAGGAGCGTTCGTGTTTGCTGGTGGAAGTGCTACGGGCAGAGCAAGTAGCTACGGCGCCCAAGTCCACAACTTCACCCGAAAGTGTGCTAAAGAACC